AATCGGTGCGGGCGCATTTGGTATCAACAAGACCTAATCCATAACCACAAACTAATCATCGGCCACTGCGCTCCCGTGGTGGCCGAGCCGAACGAAAGGAACACTCATGCCCAGCATAGTCACAGCAGCACAATTGCGAGCAGTGCTGGGCGTGAGTGATTCTTTATACAATGACGCATATCTAAATGAAATCATTAACACTAGCGAGGCCGTAATTTTGCCGATGCTGGTTGCAAATACATCAGCAGTCAATGCTTACAAGCTGACATCCAATGTCGCTACTTATTACACAGCCCGCGCACATCACTTTGTTACAGGGCAATCAATTGTCGTGGCCGGGCTTCCTGCCCCATTCACAGCCACAGTCACAGTGGTCGATACAAATACATCACTCGATGGAATGATGGGCAACTATTATTTTACCGCTGCAATCACAAATGCTGATGTGACTTTGCGCGACATCATTCCAACTGGCACAGCCACACTTTCAGGCTATTCAGCAGCTCAAATTTACGCAGGCAATGATGCAATCGAATCCGCAATCCTTGCCGTAAGCGTTGAAGTATTCCAAAGCCGCGTTGCAGCTGGCGGGCAAATCGAGGGCGTGGACTTTGCCAGCACGCCATATCGCATGGGTCGCAGCTTGACCAACCGCGTATCCACACTATTGATGCCATTCCTTGATGTCGAGACAGTGGTGCAGTAAATGCCCGCATCGACACTGGCAGGCACACGATCAACATTAGCGGCGGCCTTTAATTCACTAGCAGCGACAAGCTACGGATATGTGCCTGAATCGCCAATCCCGCCAGCAATTGTCATCGTGCCGTCATCGCCATACCTGGAGCAGCAGCTCATCGGTAAAGCGGTCATCAAAGTAAAAGTGAACTTCACTATCACTGCCATCGTGGCATATAACAGCAATCCAGCATCATTAGATAACCTGGAAAAGCTCATCATGGGAATTCTTGCAGCTATACCTGCGGGATATGTGGTTGGAAATGTAGATCGCCCAACCCCATTAGAAGTCGGCGCTAGCACAATGCTTACAGCGGACATCAATGTATCTACGACCTACACTCAAACAAGCTAAGGAGCAAAAGTGCCAACAACGATCATTACGGGTCGCGATCTAGTCCTAACGATCGCGAGCACTAACTACGATGCGCAGGCAACTAGCGCAACACTCGCAAACTCACCAACCATCGAGACATACCAAACACTTGATGGCAAGGCATACAAGCACATTGACGATCAATGGACTTTCGATGTCTCAATGCTCGCAGACTGGGGAGCTTCAGGATCGCTTTGTGAAGCTCTATGGACTGCCTGCGAAACTGCACCAAACACCACACTAGCTGCATCACTTACAGCTGCAAGCGGTGCGGTCTTTGCGTTCAATGTCATGCCAGTATTCCCAGCAGTGGGCGGTACTGCACCTGATGCACAGACAGTGGATTTGTCATTCACAGTCGTAGGCACACCAACCGAGACATTTAGCTAAAAAAAGAAACGGGAGCAAAAATGAAACTACCAATAACAATTGAATTTAATTCGGGCGAGGTTGCCACATTCGTGGCAGCCCCACCTGAATGGGTAAAGTGGGAAAAGGCAACAGGCAACATCATCAGCCAGGCGCAAGAAAAGATAGGGCTATCAGATCTTGTATTTCTTGCGTATCACGCTATGAAGCGCGAGGCAGCTGGTAAGCCTGTAAAGTCAATCGAGATTTGGACTGAGACGGTCGCGAATGTCGAGGTAGGCGATGCAAGCCCAAAAGCTACCCAGTCGGAAGCCTGAGCCGAATCCTTTGGGATTTGGCAATCACCACAGGATTACCGACAAGTGAATTTGTAAGTGCTGAGGATGTACTTACAGCACTGGAGATATTAGAGAGGCGAGCCGATGGCAAGTGAGGGCATCAGTTATGACAAGGCTGAACTTCGCGCCATCGCTCGATCCTTTAAAGCTATGGATGATGAAGCACTGGCGCAGGCCAAAGAAAAATCCAACGCCCTTGCTGAATTTGTATCGGATAAGGTTAAGAGTGCAGCACGGGCAACTAGAGCCATCCCAAAGGTATCAACTCGAATCGCTGACGGTTCAAAAGTTTCTAAATCATCCAAGTTCGGCGAAATCAGCTACGGGTTCGCATCCCAAAAATTCAGCGGTGGTGCGACCACACGCGACATTTGGGGCGGGGCAGAATTCGGCTCGAATAAGTTTAAGCAGTTCCCAGTATGGAGTGGTCGTGAGGGTCGCGGTTCGCGTGGATGGTGGATATATCCAACTTTGCGCAATGTTCAGCCTGAGATCATTAAACGATGGGAAGCAGGATTTTCAGAGATAGTTAAGAGGTTCGATTAATGGCCGCCGGAAGTAGAACGCTAAAACTCACCATCCTGGGTGATGTCGATAATCTCAATAAATCCTTAAAGGCTGCGACAGCCGATGTCGATACATTCGGCGATAAAATGACAAAGGCCGGTAAGGTGGTCGGCGCTGCGCTCGCAGCTGCGGCCGCTGCCGCTGGTGCTTATGCCATCAAAATCGGCGTGGAAGGTGTCAAAGCCGCCATCGCTGATGAGAAGGCACAGACTCAGTTAGCCCTGGCGTTAGAGAACGCCACAGGGGCTACAAAGGGCGCTATCGCGGCCACTGAGCAATTCATCTTGCAGACATCCCTGGCCACTGGCGTAGCTGATGATGAACTTCGCCCAGCACTGGGCAGACTTGCACGATCGACTGGGGATGTGACTCAGGCGCAGGATTTACTTAAAACCGCACTAGATATCGCAACAGCTACAGGTAAGCCTTTGGAGACAGTGGCAAATGCGCTGGGCAAAGCCTATGACGGCAACACAGCAAGCCTGGGCAAATTAGGCATCGGCCTATCCTCAGCTGAACTTAAAACGATGTCCTTTACCGATGTCCAGGGCAAACTGACTGATCTATTTGGTGGCGCAGCTGCGGCCAACGCAGATACCTATTCAGGCCGTATCGCCCGTATGCAAATTGCATTTGATGAAGCCAAAGAGACTATCGGATTTGCACTATTGCCAATCCTTGAAAAGCTGATGAAGTTCATCAATCAAATCGCGCTACCTGCCATTAATGCTATGTCTAGCGGCTTTGGACTGGATAAAGGCGGCATCGGCAGTGCTATTACCACACTGGGTAACATCATCGTTAACACCTTCACCCCAATCATTAACGGCTTACTTAAAGCATTTGGATATGTAAAAAATGCAATCGGCGATAACCTCGACACCTTCAAAGAATTCGGCGGTTATATCGCCACCTATCTTGCGCCAGTCATAGGCACAGTATTAGGCGGGGCGCTTCAGGCAGTCGGCAAAATCGCAGGCGGCGTGATCGATGTAATCGCTGGCGTGGTCAAGGTTATTAACGGACTCATCAGCGGGGCAATCGATGGCATTAATGCCCTTATTCGCGCCTATAACGCCGTGCCATTACTGCCAAATGTACCGACAATATCTAAGCCTTCAATTTCTGCACCCACAGTATCAAGCTCATCCGTGCCATCAGTAACCGTGCCTAAACTGCCAACGATGAGTACCCCATCGGTATCGGGTGCAACATCGGGAACTGCATCAGCGGCCGCATCAGGCAAGGCTGCCGCCAAAGTGCCTACATATACACCTACAGTCACTATCGGTGGCGCACCGGCTGGCTATGTCCAATCAGGTACAACAATCGCACCGACAATTAACATCGGCGTAGCAGGCGATCCTGAAGGCGTGGCGCGTACGGTCATCGATGTGCTTAATAGGTCATACGGTCGAGGCGCACTAGGGGCTGCGGCGCTTACGCTATGACCCAGTGGACACCTGAGTGGCAGTTAAACATCAATGGGGTCGAGTACACAAATTTAACCCTGGCAAATCTTACAATCGTCTCAGGCCGTACGGATATCTACAGCCAACCTCGCGCAGGTTATGCCACAGTCGAGATTATCAATCTCAATCTGACACCCATCACCATCGATGTAAATGATGGCCTCAGTATCCGGGTTAAAAACTCAGCTGGTACATATGTGGATATATTCGGCGGCAATATCACAGACTCGATCGTAGAAGTATCCTCAACGGGCACAGGCGGGATTAACGAGACCATCAGGATTACTGCCTTAGGTGCGCTGGCTAAATTGCCTAAAACCCTGACTGATGGCGTACTTTCAAAAGATTATGACGGCGATCAAATTTACACAATTCTCAGCGCAGCTCTATTTAATACTTGGGCTGAAGTACCGGCAGCATTAACCTGGGCTACTTATACGCCTACTACTACATGGGCAAATGCTGAAAATTCAGGGCTGGGCGAAGTTGATACACCTGGCGATTACGAGCTTATGGCGCGATCATCAGAAGCGACAGATATGTATTCGCTGGTATCAGCACTGGCCACATCAGGGCTTGGGTACATCTATGAGGATGCTCAGGGGCGTATCGGTTATGCAGATTCAACCCATCGAAGCCAGTACCTAGCGGCCAATGGCTATACGATTTTGTCGGCAAATGATGCACTGGCAGCTGGGATTAAGACTATTCGCAGACTAGGTGATTTGCGTAATCAGGTCACAATTCAGTGGCGCTCAGGCGATATCACAGCCACCGACCAGGCATCTATCGACCAGTATGGATCGCAGGCCAGCATCATCGCCACTACTTTGCATAACTCAGCTGATGCCACTTCTCAAGCTAATTTTTATCTAGGCATCCGTGCCTGGCCTCAAGATGTATTTGACTCGATTACCTTCAGCCTGGGCAATTCTGAAATTGATGATTCAGACCGCGATGTACTTCTCAATGTATTTATGGGCTTGGCAGTTGACATAACTGACCTACCCGCAAATATGGTAAATGGCCGCTTTCAGGGCTTTGTTGAAGGCTGGACTTTTAGGGCTGGATATAACCGACTCGATCTAACTCTAAATGTGTCACCTACCGCTTTCAGCTTGCAGTCGATGCAGTGGGATGATGTAAGTGTCGCTGAGACTTGGAACACTCTTTCTAATATACTTAACTGGAATCAAGCCATTATCGTGGCATAAGGAGAAGCTATGGCAACGACCACTACTAACTTTGGCTGGACTGTTCCATCCGACACCGACCTGGTCAAAGATGGCGCGGCAGCAATTCGCACCGCTTTGGGTGGAGTCGATACATCGATGGTCGATCTCAAAGGCGGTACATCAGGCCAGGTGCTATCTAAGGCATCAAATACTGATATGGACTTTACCTGGGTCGAACAGGATGATACGACTCTTTCATTTAACGCACAGACTGGTACGACTTACACGCTAGTGGCATCAGACAGCGCAAAGCTAGTTACCACATC